TGAGATCGCAACCGTAATCTCTACACTTCCCGTTCGCGTTCGTCGCGCTCCTGAGAAGCCAAAATTGTACGTTGCTTCTAACGTAGCTGAGGCGTGGAGAAACGCACAAAGCGCACTTGGAAACAACAACTTGTTCCAATCAGGTGATGCGATCCGCATGACTTGGCAGGGTTCATACGACATCATCGAGTGTCCAGGTATGGGTGACAACGTGATGGTATTCGCGCAGGCATCAAACCTTTGGTTCGGTACCAACAAAGAAAGCGACATGAACAACATCGTAGTGCTCGATCAGCGCAACGTGACTGGAGCTAAGAATGTAAACTTCTCAGCTGACTTCTTCGCAGCCGTTCAGTACGGACGTGGCAACGAGATTGCTTTCTACAAACCTTAATCATAAAAGCGGGGAGGGTAAGTCCTCCCCGTTTTTTTAATAAAATCACACACACATGGCATGTGCATTAACTACGGGCAGATTGCTCGATTGTAAAAATCAAGTTGGAGGTATCAAAGAGGTATTCTTCGCTGATTGGAGAATCTTACAAGATTCATTGACCTATGATGGAACGGATCAAGTGACTGACTTTGCAGCGGCTACATTGTACCGCTATGAGTTGAAGTCAAACGCTAATGTATTCACTCAGGAAGTGACTGCGTCGAGCGACACTCAATCCGTATTCTTTACTCAGACGTTGACCATTCAATTATCTGACCTTGCGCCAAGCTATCGCACGGAACTTGGCAAGATGGTGCGCAATCGCCGTCTTATCATCTTCGTTCGTGACATGAATGATCGCATTCACATGATGGGATTGGATCAAGGTGCAGAGGTAAGTGCCGGATCGATCACGGCAGGTGGCGCGAAGGGTGACTTCGTTGGACACACGTTGACCTTTATGGCTGAATGTGTTGAGCAAGCGGCGTTCGTTGAACCATACACAACCAATCCGTTCGACAATATTGCGAACGCAACAGTAAGCCCTGCTTATTAATTATTGGGAGTTTAATTGTTTATAAAAAAGGGTGGGTAAATTGCCCACCTTTTTTGTTAAATTTACACCATAAATGATATACCTACAATTTAACACCGCGAGCCAAACGGCATACTTCACACTCGATGAGGGTAGGTCGTTTTATTCAACACCATTCACTCACTATTTGCTAGTGATGGTACTCGATGGTGTAGGTGTAGATCGTTCGGGAACAAAGCTCGCTCAGGTGCTATCGGTAGCCAATGAGAATACAAGGGCAACGGAGGTAGTTTTGACAACCGTTGGACTGATTAATCATGGCACGTATCAATACTACGTCTATGGGCAAAATTCTAGCAGCAACATAGATCCATTAAACGCCTCGGTAGTGGGCCTTGTGGAAAGAGGTACGTTAATTATTCAAAACACTACCGATTCGTTTGAGATTATCGAGGGTCAACAGACTATAAAAATCATTGACTAATGGAAGAGAAAAAAAAAGATATAAATGTGTCACTCGTAGAGCTATCGCAATACCAAGCCATAGCATCTTCGGAAAGGTACGATAGAGGTGGATGGCTTCGTTATGGTGAAGATAATCAGTACCCCATGTACCTCAAAGAACTTGCGGATAGTTCACCGATTCATGGTGCGCTTGTGAAAGGAATTGCAAAGATGGTAGCCGGCAAAGGCTTCACGTCTTCGGTCCTTGTGGATCAACTCAGATTGAACCGATCGCTTCCATCCATTTCATTGGACCTTGTTTTGTACGGAGGTTTTTATGTGGAATGTATCAAAACACTAGACGGCAGCACCATCGCAAGGGTGAACCATTTGCCTTTTGAAAATTGCAGACTAGCGGTGACAAGTGATGGTGACGTGATGGGCGTTTATTACTCACGCAATTGGGCCGAAACTCGCAAGAAAGCCAACACGCCAAAGTTCATACCACTTGAACACAAAGAAAATAACCGATTCGTTAAGATTAGCTTCCTTGACGAAACGACATCCGTTTACTATCCGCAGCCATCATACAAGTCGTGCATCAACTACATCGAACTTGATAGACAAATATCGATCTTTCACGTATCAAACGTGCTCAATCAGTTTGCGCCTGGCACTATCGTGTCTTTGTTCAACGGAACGCCTGACCAAGATACCAAAGAAAACATCAAGCGCGAATTGCAAGGAGCAACGGGCGCGAGTAGTGCAGGCAAAGTGGTAGTTTTATTCAACGAACCCGACCAACAAAAGCCCGATATTGTCACCTATCAACTCAATGATGCGGATAAGCAGTATGACCTACTCAATAAGACGGCCACTGAGAAGATTTTAGTAGGCCATTTGGTCACTACTCCGCTACTATTTGGTGTAAAGTTCGGAGGTGATGGGTTTAGTTCTAATGCGGATGAGATGCGCCAAGGCTTAATGATCTTCAATGACAACGTCATTAATCCAATGCAGCGCATTATCACTGACACGCTCGAAGAAGTGTTGAAGGTTGACTTGTTTATTGTGGCCAACGATTCACTATTCGTAGATATTCAGGCACCGGCTCCAACACCTTTGACTTTATCAAAGACAAAAAACGAAATGACGGAGGCGCAAGAGGTCGCATGGCTTAATCATTTGTACGCGTGTGGCGAACAAATTGACATGGAGGAGTACGAGCTTGTAAGCGAGGAGGTGTTAAGCGGTATGCCATCGCCCGACGAGGAGCTATCAAGTGTCAAACTATTCAAACGCTTTGCCAATCCCGACGATAAAAGTCAAAACGATGGCGGTTTGATTAAGGTACGTTACAAGTATTCCACGGCCTTAGCTGACAACTCACGAATCTTCTGCAAAAATATGGTACGCGCATCGCAAGCAGGTGTGGTTTATCGCTACGAAGATATCATTCAGATGGGCGATGAAGGTATCAATAGCGAGTTCGCGGCCAAAGGTGAAAGTACCTATTCAATTTTCCTTTATAAAGGCGGTGCCAACTGCAAACACTTTTGGTCACGTCAAGTGTTCATGCGCAAGCGCGAAAATGGTAGATTCTTACCCAACAAAGGGCTATCCAATGACGAGCGAATCAGCCAACGTGCAGCGGCTCAAAAAGGCTTTGAATTTAAAGACGCTCAATACTGGGCAGAGGCTTCCACTCGCCCATACGATATGCCCAACAACGGCTTCAAAAACCCACAAGAATAATGGCACAAATACTTCTCATATCCCCCGACTATATCTACCAAAATACCGACGTTAATACCTCGGTAGAAACGGCCAAAATGACCCCATACATTCGCCTCGCGCAGGATATGTGGATCGAGCCGCTACTCGGTACCCAGTTGATGAACAAGATCAAAGACGATTCCGATGATGGAACAATCGCTGGCAACTATTTGACCTTGCGCAATGACTATCTACGCCCTGCCTTAGTTTGGTTCACTTACCAAGAGATGCTGCCGTCACTGAATTACAAAATCGACAACGGATCGATAGCTCAACACAACTCTGAAAACACTTCGGCAGTTGGAATGACCGAGATGAACCGCCGGATCGAGGATGCAAAGAAAAATAGTAGGTTCTACGCCCAAAGGTTGCAGGCTTACCTATGCGACAACTCCTCTTTTTTTCCTGAGTTGAACACCAACACGGGTAGCGAAGTTACCCCAACGTATAACAATCACTTGTCGTTTATGACAACTGACAACAATCACGATATGGGTGCGGCACGTCGAATTTATCCACGTTACATGATCGATAGACAATGAAAAAGAACCGAATCCGCGATGAGAAGCTGGCAATCAAATTAAAGAAGTGCCTCGATTTGAAACAATCCAAAAATCAAAATAATGAGAACAATTCAAGCAAAAAAAAATGACAAAGCCTGCATCGTAACGGATCAGCATGGCAATGAGTTTTTTCGCCTTGGCAACCACGTAGCACAAGAGCCTGCACGAATCTACCCAAGTCAGGTTGTAGAATCATCGCTGAGAATCGAGGCCGTTGAATTTACCGCAGACGAAGATGTCAAGGTAGATGAATCGGTTTATCTCCAGGATGACAACCAAATTATCTTTGATCTAATCGTAGGCCCACGCCCTCGCAATATAAAGAAAAGAAAATGACCGCTAAAACCGCACTCGCATTGGTATTATTTAGCCTTGTCACCTCAATTGTAGGTGGTCAAATGCTAGTATTGATCCCTGACGAAATTAAGGCAACCAATACTTGGATGCTATGCGATGCGGTGGCAAAGGTTTTATTTATTGGTGCTTTTTGGCTCGAAGCCAAAGCCGCTATGAAACATATTTTATTTGGTTGCTTATTGATTGCGCTCAATAATCTACTCGATGAAT